ACGCCGTTTTGCAGGCGATCACTAGCTAGCCTAGTATCGTCCTGGGTCGGTAGCCCAATGCAGAGGCAGCCGAGACAATCGGAACTCAGTGCTGGTTCAAGCCCAGCCCGACCCTTGGCTTTGGAACAATGAGGTGAAGCCGTTTGCTCTAGCATGGATCCATGGCATTCACCGAAGATCTGAATTTGTTCCTGGCAGACTTCGGTGTACCCGTCGTTGCCGGCACCACCTCTGACTTGGGCATTTTGGATATGCCTAGCGAGATCGTGGCAGATGGGGTGGTGCTGACCACGGACTACAAGCTCACCTGTAAAACGGCACTGTTTGGCGGTTTGGTTTACGGCGATACTGTGGCTGTGGATGGTGTCAACTACACCGTTCGCGAAGTGATGCGTCTAGACGACGGTGCATTTTGTGACCTGATGCTGATGCGCATCCCACCGGATGGCACCGTCGTGGGCCGCAACCCCAGGGAGTTTGAGCTGCAGGATCTCACCGACGTAAACGTCACCTCCCCCGCCCAAGGTGATCTCCTTATCAATAACGGTACAGTCTGGGTGAACACGCCAATTGTGGACGGAGGTACGCCGTGACAACTGCTCCTCAACGCCTCCACTTCCGAGCCGGTACTCAAGCTCAATGGGCTGCTGTCAATCCAGTCCTTCGAGCTAATGAACCTGGCTATGAAACTGATACCAAGCGCATCAAGATTGGTGACGGAGTGTCACTGTGGTCGCAACTTCCCTATGGGCATCTGAACTCTGACCCCAGGACACTTAACACCCTAGGGTTCGCCTTAAATGCTGCCGCCACAGCAGATCCAGGTGTAGTTACTTGGAACGCAGACGAGCAAACTCTAGATCTCGGGGTAGCTAGCGGTGTCACGATCCCCTGGGGTCAGGCGCACAAACTTCTATGTCGCAACGGTACTGGTACACCCATTGCCAAGGGTCGTGCCGTGATGTTTGCAGGCACCCTAGGGAATAGCGGTCGCCTCCTTGTGGCGCCCATGGTGGCTAATGGCACGTATCCAGGTTATGTATTCCTGGGTGTGACCACGCAAAGTATCGCCTCAGGCGCGGATGGTTTCGTAACCACCTTCGGCAAGATCCGTGGTGTAGATACGCGAACGTACTCCGAAGGTGCCATTCTTTGGTGCAATCCATCTACGCCTGGGGGCTTTACTGCGACAGAGCCTCAGGCGCCGAATCTAAAACTTGCGGTAGCTGCTGTCGTTTCAAGCGCCGCCCAAGGCATCCTCATGGTGCGATGGGACACAGGCCGTCGCCTGCAGGATCTACACGATGTAGAGGCCAATGGCGGCACCCAGGACGGCGATGTCCTCACTTGGGTAGCTGCTAATGACAGATGGGAGGCCGCTCCACCGCCCACTACCGAGAGCGGACTGCCTACTGGCGGTGATCCCGGTAATGTCCTTATCAAACAAACAGGGGCAAACTACGATGCAGACTGGGCAGCTACAGTAGACGGAGGATCGTTTAATTAGCTATGGCTCGCCTTCAGCTGCGTCGCGGCCTTAAAGCCAACCTTCCCTCTACGGGAATGCTAGCTGGTGAGCCGCATATCACCACTGATCGCGGTACGCTCCATGTCGCTACCGACGCCACCACTAAACTGCCGGTCGTCCCCGCCATCGACGATCTGACGACCCTGGGTAGTGTCAGTGGTGCCGATGATCTTCTGATTATTCACGATGCCAGTGAATCTGGCGCTCAGAAAGAGAAGAAGATTACGTTTAACGCGTTCAAAACGGCTCTAAACATTCCAGCGACCAGCACTGATGAAAAGGTTGCTATTGTCTCTGGCGGCACGGCTGGTTACATCTGGGGCACCGACGGCACGGACGGTGTGATTCGCCTTAACACGTCCCTGAGTTGGACCAAGGATGCTAGTAATAACTTTGTGACCATCGCAGTAGGGACTGTTGACGGAGGCACCTTCTGATTCACAGTCCAGCTTTATAGCACTCATCGGACGGCCACATGGCAAACCTCATCAAACTAAAGCGATCCGCTGTAGCGGCAAAAGTCCCTGTAGTAGGCGACCTAGAGCTGGGCGAGCTGGCGCTCAATACATACGACGGCAAGTTATACACCAAGAAAGACTCTGGTACGGCCAGTATTGTGGAGTTGTCGGCAACTAGAGTCGGTTCTAGTAGCACGGGGCTGCGAAATATCACCACTAGCACCAGCGATCCAAGCGGTGGCAGTGATGGCGACATTTGGATCAAATACACAGCCTGAACTAGCACATGGCCACCCTTTTTGTTGACTTTGAGAACGGCAACGATAACTATGCCGGCAGCAGCTTTGGTTTGCTGGCTTCAGGCACCAATGGGCGCATTACAAGTACGACATTTAGCAGCGCTACAGCCTCATTTCCCAATGATGGCTCACTGATTGGGCAGTATTTGAGTATTTTTACTGGCAGCAGTTATGTGGTTTATAGCATTACTGCCTGGGTGTCAAGCACGTCGCTAACGATTGCTGCCTTAAGCGGCGGCACTCCACTGAACAACCAAACAGTTGATCGCCAATACTACATAGGTGGGCGTTGGAAAAGCACTACCTCAGGCGCAACGTCAGCGCGTACAGTCCCCGGCGACACCATCCGCGTTATGGGCAGCCCAGCCCCTACAAGCCTGGGGCAAACTGGTGTGTGGACTTCGCAGGCGCTGCAAGCGACGAAGACAATTACTGGAGCCACTAACGCTACGCCAATCAGCATTACATGCACGGCGCACGGTTATAGCACTGGCGACACAGTGGTGATAACTGGGGTTGCGGGAAACACCAATGCAAATGGCACCTGGGAAATTACCAACACTGGTGCTAATACGTTTACCCTTGACGGCTCAGCGGGTAATGCCGCTTATACCAGCGGAGGCACCGTGCGCCTCCGCAACAACACCCGCGTGATGCTGACCAGCCCCGTCACGCAAAACATCGCCTGCACTGGTCCGGGCAGGTCGGCGTGGGTGGCTAGTACAAACGTGACCACAAGTCTTACTACATCTACATTTAAGGAACACAGCAATGCGGATACGATTACAATTGCCACTGCTTTTACTACTGGAAAAGCAGCATATTATACACTGCCAGCGACATTAGATCTATCCGGTTACCAACAAGTTTCATTTTGGATAAATGTAGGACTTGCTTTAACGGCCAACCAATTTGAGTTACGGCTTTGCTCTGATACCACCGGAGATACTGTTGTAAATACAATTTCTATTCCTGCCGTTCCCGCAAACAATAGATGGCAAGTAGTCACGGTAGATACAGGCGCAGCCTTAGGAAGCTCGATTGCAAGCCTCAGTCTTTTTATAAATACTGATCCAAGCACTACGACTGGTATTAGTTATGTATTCAGCAACATCATCGCTTGCAAAGCCAGCAGCGCCGCCGACAGCCTTACGCTGACCAGCCTAATCGGCAAGAACACCACAGGCGAAACCTTTTGGGGCATCCAAAGCATCAACGGCAGGCGCGTGATGCTTGACGCTGATACCAACACCACCCCTACCAGCACAGCCTTGCGTGGCTACTACGGCACTAGCGAGACTGTGACAACGTGGAAGCGCGAAACTATCAAGGTAGGTCCTGCCTCATCGTCCACAACATCTTTGCAAATTATCCAAGAAAGCGGTACAGAAAACAGTTTTATCACCTATACAGGCGGATGGGACCGCACCAGTATGAGCACTCAAAATCTGGAAACTTGGGCAGATGGACAAAACGGTAATGGTTTCTTATTTGATGTTACATCCAGGCAATATGTAAATACAGAAAACTTTGCATGTGTACGGTGTTACAACGGCGCCAATTTAGCTAGTAATCCCTCGTTTTGTTCTTTGTCGTTTATAGCAGTCAATAACACTCAGCTAGGGGCCTTCCAGGCATCTGCCGCAATCAATTGTACACTAACTTTTGGTCACGTAGTTGCGTCGCAAAACAACGCTTTTAACCTGGCCTCTTCGCAGATAAACGGGCTGAAAATCTTTGTTACGCACGGGGTATTAAGTAGTGGCTCCTATGCTCTTACTGCTAGCAGTGGGCCATCCGGTTCCCTAGAAGGGCTTAGTAATAATACGCTGCTTGCAAACAACGGTAATGGCGCGATATATCTAGGCAATAGCGCATTTTTTCCTATTAAAAACATTAAAACAGAGAACAACGCAGGTAGTGGTGTAATTGTTTTTGACTTGAGTGCAGTCCCATACCACTACATGACAGATTGCTTTATGGCTGAATCAACTCAAGTACGAGCCACCGCTAACTGGGTTTTCTCTCAAATGTGCTCGCAAAACCACGATAGAGTCGCTGGCAACCACAAAATCTTTATGGACGGTGGCTTGATTAGCTCCGCCACTGATCAAAGAAATACAGCCAGCGGAATCAGCTGGAAACTGCAGCCAACATCCACAGGAGTGCGTAATTCATACCGCCCTGTCGCTCTCTCCCTCGCCAAAGTCGCCTGCGCCGCCAACAGCCTTGTCACCGTCAAAGCATGGATGCGCCGCACCAACACTGGCCTCACGATGCGCCTCGTCTGCAAAGGTGGCCAGGTTGCCGGCGTCAGCTCCGACGTAGTGAGCGCCATGACCGCCGCTGCCGACACTTGGGAAGAGCTAACCATCACCTTCACCCCAACCGAGGTGGGCGTGGTGGAAATCACCGCCGAAGCCTGGGGCGGCACTACCTTCTCGGGCTGGGTGGATGACATGACCATCTCTCAAGCATGACCATGACTTATCACGTCCACGCTGTTGAACAGGACATGGCGGGCAAGTGGTACGCCCGTGTCGTACTTACTGAAGACGAGGCGCAGTTCTTCAAGTTTGACCACTTCCCCACAATGGACGAGATCCAGAACGCCGCCGCTGCATTCGTTGAGGTCCGCACCCAGGTAACCCCAGATGGCCCTACCGAGTAACACCGATCTCCAAACCCTGGACATTGCCCACCTCGGGCAGCCCTTTGTCCAGGTTGAAGCCAAGGCGCTAGGTACGACCTCTCTGGATGTCGCCTACCTAGGCCAGCCGTTTGTAGCAGTCGGGCCAAGCGCCGCTCCACCTAGCGGCCTCAATGTATGGGTAAACATTGGAGGCACTTGGAAAACCGCTTCTGCCGTTTATGTGAATGTGGCAGGCACGTGGAAAAGCGTTACCGCCGTCTCTTCAAACGTGTCTGGGACGTGGAAATCCTAATCTTTCGCTGTCACTAGACTTCAGACAACCTGTAGCCACTTTGGAGGTTTGGTGGGTGTGGTTGATGCACAAACCAGGGAAAAGTGGTTTGCAGTTAAGCAGGCCCTAGAAAAGGCGGGAAAGACTGATACGCATTACTACCGCCGCGCACTGGTCATCCTTTCCGGTAAGGCGGATCCTGGTCCCTGGTCCGAACTACGCTAGATCCAGGTAGCGCATAGATCGTGGCAAGTAAGAACGAACAAATCCTGGCCCAGCTTGCCACGGTACTTGCGGGCACCGCAGGTGTAGGTACTCGCATTTGGCGCTCCAGGGTTGAGGCGATGGGGCGCAGCGAAACCCCAGCCTTGGTTATCGAGCCTATTAGCATCACCTACACGCAGCAGACCAGTTTGCCCACCCTGGATGCGCTGCTGCGGGTCCGTGTGACCGTCATCGTGCGTGGAACGGTCCCAGACAGCCTGGCTGACCCCACGATGGTGTCGATGCACAGCAAGCTGATGGCGGATCTCACCCTAGGCGGCTTGGCGATTGATATTCAGCCATCACAGACGGCGTTTAATCTGATTGAAGCCGATCAACCTGCTGGGTTGATCTCCTGCGAGTACGACATCAAGTACCGCACTCAAGTCGCTGCCCTGGATGCCACACCATGAGCCGTCGTCGATCTTTGTACCAACCCCCTGCACTTATTGTTGAAGACGAGTACCAGGGGCAGGGTGGTTCCTACCTCCTGGATCCTGAGACCGGCCTTCGGACGCTGGTTTTTCGCACGTCACCTGCGGAAGAAGTCCGCCCCACCCCAGAGAATCCCGAGGTAACCACAGATGCCGCTCCTGACACGGAAGCGTCTCATCCTGATTGAGACGGAAGGCACCTACGGCACTGATCCCATCCCCACGGGGAGCGATGCCGTGCTGGTGCGCGATCTGAACATTGTGCCCCTGCAAAGCGACGTTGTTAGCCGAGATCTGGTGCGCCCCTACCTGGGCGCATCGGAGCAACTCCTGGCTAACACCAGGGTGGAATGTACGTTCAGCGTCGAACTCGCCGGTAGCGGTACTGCTGGCACTGCCCCCCAGTACGGCAAGGCTCTCCAAGCGTGTGGGCTGAGCGAGACCGTGGTTGCTAGTACGTCGGTGACCTACGCCCCCGTCTCCTCTGCGTTTTCCAGCGTCACTATCTACTACAACATTGATGGTGTGCTGCATAAGGTCACTGGCGCCAGGGGCACCTTTACCCTCAGTGGTGCTGTTGGCGAGATCCCCCAAATCAACTTCACCTTCACCGGGATCTACAACGCGCCGACCGACACGGCGCTGCCGTCTGTGACCTACGCCAACCAGGCCACCCCTAGGGTGTTCAAGAATGGCAACACCACGGACTTCCAGCTGTTGTCCTATGTGGGTTGTCTCCAGTCCGTGGAGTTTGACCTGGGCAACACCCTTGTCTACCGCGAGCTGATCTCCTGCAACAAGGAGGTGCTCATCACCGATCGTGCCAGCACTGGCACGGTGGTCATTGAGGCCCCCACCATTGCCGCCAAGGACTACTTCACCGCAGCCCTGAGCGATGGCACCCTGGGCAATCTGCTGTTCCAGCACGGGCAGACCGCAGGCAACATCGTGGACTTCGCTTCCACCAGAGTGGACATTGGCGACCCCTCGTACACCGATCAGGACGGAATCCACATGCTGAGTGTTCCCGTCACTTTCGTACCTAGCACCGCTGGTAACAACGAGTTCAGCCTGGTTTACACCTGATTCTAGGGGTAGGTTGTAGTACAAAGCCCAGGTGTAAAAACCTGGGCTATATTTTGCTGTACAACCAAGCTATCCCCAGGTACATGGCGTTCGTCCGCAAGAAGGTTAAAACCTTCAAATGGCCTGTCACGATCGAGGAGCCCAGTGATGGCGGCACTTTTGACTCCTCCTCGTTTGATGCAGTGTTCAAGCGTGTGGGCCGCAAGGAATTCAGCAAGCTGAGTGAAAAGGGCGATACCCAGCTGCTGCAAACCATCCTGGTGGACTGGGAAGGCATCACCGACGAAGACGGCCAACCCATCCCCTTCTCCCTGGCGACCTTGAAGGAGTTTGTGGACGACCCGTACTGGATCCGTGGTGTCCTCAAGGCCTACACGGAGACGTTTGAGGGAGCCCGCCAGGGAAACTAAAAGAGGTTGCCAGGTACTGGGCGTCTGGCAGCAAGAAGATCGAGGACAAATCCCAGGACGACGCCAAGGCGTTCGGCATCTCCATCCCCGTATCCTCTGAGCCCCAGGAGGAGCATTGCGTGGTGTGGGACGAGAACTGGGACTCGGTGTCGATGTTCCTTCGTATGCAGACCCAGTGGACCGTCTCTATGGCGGGCTACACGGGTCTGCGATACGAAGTTTTGGTGTGTTCCGGCGGACTATTTGACCTCTATGATGTTGAGGATCGCCGCACCATGCTGGACGACATCCAAGTCATGGAGATCGCAGCGCTGAACGAGCTTCACAAGGACCAGGGGGGTAAACGGGGTGGCTAGTCAAGTACAACCCATCCTTGTCAAGCTGGGGATTGAGGGCTATGAGGAGCTTGCCAAGCTAAAAAGCGCATTCCGTGGCCTTGATACCACGGTTAAGCAAAGTGATGCAACTTTAAGCAAGGCTAGGGAATCCCTCCTGAAGTACGGCAAAGGCGCTCAACAGAGTGAAGCGCTTTTCCAGGGCATGGTGTCTGCCCTTGAGGGCCTCAAAGCACAGGCAGATGTAACTGGGCCGACTTTTAGGCAGCTGGAGCGTGACATCACGCAGTACGGCGAATCTCTGCGCGGCTCAACAATGGCGCAGGAGCGCCAGCGCACATCGCTGCTTGCCATGGCGCGAGGGGCCAGCACCTCTGCGGCAGAACTTCGGAGTGTCATACGCGGTTTACAAGACTTACAAAAAGGTGCGCGTCCGGGGTCTAGTGCCTTCGTGCAGCTTGGACGTGATATTGATACTTTGCAGTCGCGCCTACGCGGTCTTAGCGAGGAGTCTCGGGCGTTTCGTAGTGTCCTAGGCCAAGCACTAAGCGCAAAAGCCGACACGATGGTGCGGCAGCTTGAGAACTTTCGCCGTGTACTCGCTGATAGTGCCTCGACAGCTGAGCAGCTAGCAACTGCCTTGCGTCAAGTCGAGCTACTTAGCGTCGGTGAAGCTCGTAGTGGCCTACAAAGACGCGCTGATGTTTTTTCTTCCGCCGAAGGTGAGCGTTTCTTTGCTCAGCTTCGTCGTACTTACGAAGACCTACCGAAGACACAGTCGATTATTAGTCAGCGTATCAATGAAGTAAATACTGAACTACAGAACGTCACTGGTTATGAGCGACGACGCGCTCTAACCCAGGAGCTGATTCGCCTCAACAAGGAGCTGCGCAACGCTGTTGTGGAGGTCACCACGGCGGAGCAGTTCGCCGCGATGGGCTTGCGGCAACAAATAGCCGCTCGTCGTGCGGCTTCAGGTGGAGGAGGGTTTGGTGCGTTCTCTGCCGAGATTACGCAACGGGCTGCTGCAGGACGTTACACCCAAGCGGGCCAGCGCACCCAGGAAGCGGTTGTCGCCAAAAACGCTGCCGACGATGCGCTCCAAGCTGTCAAAGAGAGTTACCAAGGCAGGGTAGACGCAGCAAACGCTGCCTTAAACCGTCAAGTAGACCTGGAGGTTAAAGCCCAACAGGAGATCAACAGGCGTCTTGATACGGCAAACGATGAGCTGATACGTGCTAGGGATGAGGAGTTCCAGCGCGATCTACAGCGGTGGGATCGACTCATCCAAGCAGCAGACAGGTACGCCAACAGTCGAGCATTTAGCAAGCAGTACCTCGGTCTACAAGGCCGCGAACTGTC